AGAAAAGACTTGCTAAAGGTAATACATTATGGTATAATAGCATTATACGTCAATCAATTGGAGAATCAATATAATGAAACTAAGTAACTACACAACTTCCGTACTAAAGAATTTTGCAACAATTAATCAAAATTTAGTGATTAAAGAAGGCAATACAATTACAACTATGTCAGCAATGAAAAATATTATTGCAAAAGCAGAAGTTGAAGAAACATTTCCACAAGAAATTGCGATCTATGATTTGAACGAATTTCTAGCTGCAATGTCTCTGTTTACAAATCCTATATTGGATTTTTCAGAAAATCATGTAATGATTAAAGAAGAAAATAATACATCAAACTCTTTGAAGTATTTTTATTCTGACCCATCAGTTGTTACTAGTCCTAGTAAAATGATTACTATGCCTTCTAATGAAGTTAAATTTACAATGAGTAATGAAGACTTATCTAAACTAAAGAAAGCAGCTGGTGTGATTGGAGCTCCTGATATGGTTCTAGAAAAGAATGATACTGGTTCTTCTCTTACTGTTAAAGATAAGAAAAATGATACAGCAAATAACTACTCTCTTGATGTTACAACTCAGGGTGAGGGTGCGTTCAATTTCTTCTTCAAAGTTGAAAATATGAAACTTCTTGATGGAACATATGATGTAGAAATATCATCTAAGAATATCAGTCATTACAAGAACAAAAGTTCTGAAATAGAATATTGGATTGCATTAGAGCCTGAATCAACTTACACAGTTTAATTTAGGAGCTATATATTATGGAAACTTTTTTGTGGGTGGAGAAATACCGTCCAACCAATATTGATGACTGTATCTTACCAGATAATTTAAAAACTACATTTTCTGAATTTGTTAAAGATAAACATATACCAAATCTAATTTTGTCAGGTGGCCCTGGCGTAGGTAAAACTACTGTTGCAAAGGCAATGCTTGATGAAATTGGTGCAACGTATATGATGATAAATGGTTCTGAGGAATCTGGAATAGATGTTCTCAGAACTAAAATCAAGAACTTTGCTTCTACTGTTTCACTAGAGGGTGGACGCAAGTACATCATTTTAGATGAGGCAGATTATTTAAATGCACAATCTACGCAACCAGCTTTGCGTGGGTTCATGGAAGAATTTCACAAAAACTGTGGATTCATACTTACTTGTAACTATAAGAATAGATTGATACCACCACTACATTCAAGATGTTCTGTGATAGATTTTATTATTCCTAATAGTGAAAAACCTAAACTTGCACAGAATTTCTTTACTAGAATACAAGAAATTCTTGGTAAAGAAAATATACAGTTTGATACGAAAGCTGTTGCTGAATTGTTGAACAAACACTTTCCAGATTGGAGAAGAGTTCTAAACGAGCTTCAAAGATATTCAACATCAGGTAGAATTGATGCTGGTATATTAGTAAATATGTCTGAGGCAAATATCAACGAACTTATAAAGTCTCTTAAAGAAAAGGAGTTTACTAATGTTCGCAAGTGGATTGTTAATAATCTTGATAATGACCCTGTTCGTATTTTTCGTAGGGTCTATGATTCGCTCTATGACCATCTTGATGGCTCTACTATTCCTCATGCTGTTGTTATTATAGCAGAGTATCAACATAAAGCAGCCTTTGTGTCAGACCATGAAATTAATCTTCTTGCTTGTATGACAGAGTTAATGGGTCAAGTGAAGTTCAAATGAGTTATGAACTGAAAGACTACTTAAATGCAATAAACCATGAGAAAACACCTCTCATGGACACCGATGATGAAGTGTGGGAAAAGAAATATTCTCCCTTTATCATCAACAAGTGTTTGGCTCCATTTCCAGACACTATTCACCTCGTCAACGAAATGAACTTGCACAACCACCTAGATAGTAAGTTACAATTTGATTTTTTACTAAATACTGTAAGAACAAGGAAAAGATATACTCCTTGGATGAAGGCGAGTAAAACAAAGAATCTAGAGTATGTTAAAGAGTATTATGGTTATAATAATGAAAAAGCAAAGTCAGCTCTTAAACTACTTAGTGATGAACAGATAAAGGCTATTAAAAGTAGTTTGGATAAAGGTGGAAGAAATGGAAAACATTAATTGGACACAGGAGCATATGCTTGAAGTCGTACTGAAAGAACCAGACGATTTTTTAAAGATTCGTGAAACTCTATCACGAATAGGGGTAGCTTCTAGAAAAGAACGAAAACTATATCAATCCTGTCATATATTACATAAGCAGGGAAAATATTATATTGTGCATTTTAAAGAATTGTTTGCACTAGATGGTAAGAATACAAACTTATCAGAAAATGATATTGCAAGACGTAACACAATTGCTAAACTATTAGGTGATTGGGGTCTAGTGGAAATTAAGGGAACTACAGAACCAGCTGCTCCTTTAAGTCAAATCAAAATCATTTCATTTAAAGAAAAAGAAGAATGGACTCTTGAGACTAAATATAACATAGGCAAAAAACGAGAGGGTTAATCTTGGAACAATTCAAGTCATTTATTACTGAAAAAGAACAACCGTATAAGTTGCTAATTCTTTCACATGATGACCCACTTGACCCTAATGAAACAGGGCCAATGATTCGCAAGAAAGCAAGTGAGCTTGGTTTAAACGTATATCTTGCAGAATTTTCTGGAATGTATATGGAAAGTGATGGAGACAATAAACTTGTATATTCTTTTCCTGTAGATGAAAATGGTAAAGTAGAACTTCCAACTATGAAGTCTGATGCTAAATATGATAAACCATTTAAGATAAGTCCTAAAGACACTTTAATAATGGCAAGGGGTTTGGGTTCATCAGTAAACACTGGAAACCGTTCTTGGTATATTGCTATAAAAACTTTAGAGGCCGATGGTTATACTATATTTAACTCAACTAAATGCCATGATATATGTAATGATAAATGGTACAATCAAGTTATATTTCAACAAAATAATTTTAATACACCCACCACAGTTCTTATTAGACATTCAGAAGGTGCTGAAATTGCAGCTAAAAAGTTAGGTAATAAGTTTCCAATGATTCTTAAAACTTCTATTGGTTCTAGAGGTGTTGGTGTTATGTTAGTTGAAAGTTTAAAATCACTTCATAGTATTGTACAACTTCTTCACAGAGAAAACGAATTTGTTGATGTTATATTACAGGAATGGATTAAAACAGAATATGATGTAAGAGTTATTGTAGCTTCTGGTCAAATAATTGGTGCAATAAAACGACCAATTGTTAGTGATGATTTTAGAAGTAATGTATCTCAAGGTTCTGAACCAACAGAACATGAGTTAACTGATCTTGAAATATCAGAATCTTTAAGAGCCGCAAAAGCAGTTGACGGAATGATTGTGGGTGTAGATTTTATTCCATCAAAAAATAGAGACAAAGAAGTTCCTATTATGATTGAAGTCAATTCTACGCCCGGCCTTATAGGAATAGAAGAAACACTAAAAGATAATAAGAAAAGTATTACTACAGAAATACTTAAAATATTTATGAACAGAGATAATTGGAGAATGAAATGATAATTAATGCATTGAGAAAAAAATACGAATATGAAATTGCATCTGCAAAAGCAAACATTGCTGCTTACCAGAAAAATCCAACAGGTATTGGAGAACATCCAGATTTAGTTAGTGCAGTAGATACTGAAATGAGAAAGTTAGCTGCAGCTATAGGAAATCTTGAAGCTGTTAGTATCTGTTATCCTAATACTGAAGAAGGAAAACAGTTGTTAGCAGAGTCTCAATACGAAATGAGCTTATAAAACCCCTTGACATTCAAACAGAATTGTGATACTATTATATAATGAACTTCTATACAAACATTGTCCAATGGGGTAATTCCCTATTACTTAGAGAAGTAGTGAACGGTGAACGTATTGTCCGTAAGGTTAAATACTCACCAACACTATATGCTCCTGTTGCAGAACCAACAGAGTGGAAAACACTTGATGGTAAATTTGTAACACCAGTAAAACATCAAACAATCAAAGACGCAAAACAATGGGTTGAACAATACAAAAATCAGCCAGGCAATGTTTATGGTAATAACTTATATCCATACACCTATATTGCTGAAAACTATCCTAAAAAAGTTGATTACGATATTGATAAGATATTGATTTTTACAATTGATATTGAGGTAAAATGTGAAAATGGATTTCCAAATCCAGATGTTGCAATAGAGCCACTTCTTTCAATCACTATAAAAAACCACCAAAGTAAAAAGTTTGTTGTTTGGGGTATAGGTGATTTTCGTAATGATCGTGAAGATGTAACTTATGTTAGATGTGAAAGTGAATTGCATCTAATACAAGAGTTTCTTTCTTTTTGGGAAACACAGCAGCCTGACGTAATTACTGGTTGGAACACAGAGTTCTTTGATATTCCATATCTATGTAATCGCATTACTAATATGTGTGGTGAAGATGAAACTAAACGGCTATCACCATGGCGTACTGTGTCTGCTCGTGAAGTATTTCAAATGGGCAGAAAACATCAAGTTTGGGATATTCAAGGTATCTCTCACTTAGACTATTTTGATTTGTATCGTAAATTTACATACACAAATCAGGAATCATATCGTCTTGATCACATTGCATTTGTTGAATTGGGTGAACGTAAAGAGGGCAATCCTTACGAGACATTTAGTGATTGGTATACAAAAGACTATCAATCGTTCCTAGAATATAACATCATGGATGTGGAACTAGTTGATAGGCTTGAAGACAAGATGAAGCTTATTGAGCTTTGTCTTACAATGGCTTATGATGCAAAAGTAAATTATATGGACGTACTTGGATCTACTAAATATTGGGACATTCTTATCTATAACTTTTTGCGTGACAAGAATATAGTAATTTCACAAAAACGAAAGTCTGAAAAACCAGATAAGTTTGAAGGTGCTTATGTAAAAGACCCACAAGTCGGTATGCACAATTGGGTTATGTCATTTGATTTAAATTCTCTATATCCACATTTAATTATGCAATATAATATATCTCCCGAAACTCTTGTTTCTCAGGACAAAGTTAAAGGTATGACGGTAGATAAATTATTAGACAGAAAGGTTGATACTTCAACAATGAAGGGTGTGACACTTACACCAAATGGTGCATTGTTTAAGACTAACAAACAAGGCTTCCTTCCAGAGATTATGCAATCGATGTATAATGATCGTGTGAAGTATAAGAAGTTAACATTACAGGCTAAACAAGAATATGAAAACACAAAAGACCCCAAATTACTCAAAGATATTTCCAAGTATAACAACATTCAACTTGCGAAAAAGATTTCTCTCAACTCTGCGTATGGTGCTCTTGGTAACGTGTGGTTTCGTTATTACGATCTTTTGGTTGCTGAGGCAATCACTACATCTGGCCAGTTGGCTATTCGTTGGATTGAACGAAGTCTTAACAAGTTTCTCAACGAAATTCTCAAAACAGATAATGAAGATTACGTTATTGCATCAGACACCGATTCAGTTTACATTACTTTTGAGCGATTGGTTAATAATGTGTTTAGCGAAGGAACGGATACTGCAAAAATCGTCAAGTTCATGGACACAATTGCTAAAGATAAGATTGAACCGTTTATTGATAAGAGTTATCAGGATTTGGCTGAGTATGTAAATGCTTATGAACAGAAGATGCAGATGGCTCGTGAAGTTATCGCTGACAAAGGTATCTGGACTGCAAAGAAACGATACATTCTCAATGTGTGGGATAACGAAGGTGTAAAGTATAAAGAG